GCTCGATGAGCATAAGTATGGTAAGGAGATGCAGGATGTTATGGACAAGATCCCTAACATCGAGGAACACATCGACAGTGTGATTCGCCAAGGTGGAATGCTTGCGGGGGTGTTGGGGTTAGATATGCCACGCGAGATCACAGATGTGCTCGATCCTGTGGTGCGTTGGGAAGATGAACTGTTTAACTTTGTGGATAGCTTGTTTACCCGTGGGGATGAGTACACATGGCGCCGATATGATCGGAGGCTGATTGCTAACGATATTGTTTTCCCAACTATTTACACTGAGACTGTAGGAACATTGATCTTTGCCATCGATACATCTGGCTCAATAGATCAGAACGCTATTAATTATGTCAGCGCAGAATTAGTCTCTGCCATAACAGCGCGGCCTCCGTCTAAGGTTATTGTTTTGTGGTGGGATACTGCGGTGCACGGTCGTCAGGACTTTACACCGGATCAGTACGCCAACATTGCCGAATTGCTCAAGCCGCAGGGTGGTGGAGGTACACGAGCTTCCTGTGTTTTCGAGTACGTTGTCAAAGAAGCTATAGATGCCGAAGCAGTAATAATGATGACTGACGGTTATCTTGAGTCAAAGGTCAAACATCCTGAAGCATACAGATGCGAGACCTTGTGGCTCATACATGGTGGTTCCCGTTGGGAACCTGAGTTTGGTCGTAGAGTTAAAGTAACCATTGAGTGAGGAGTGATTGAAATGAGCTACATTGGAAAATATTTTTCGCCACGTATGTTTTACTTTCGTGCATCAGACGAGGCACACGAACAGAGATCGTCTGCGTTGTCTACGCAGGCTGCGTCAAGAAACTTGGTCAGTGAGTTGTGCTATCGGTATGACCTGAAGATCCTTGGAATTACTGATAAATCAGTTTCTCTTTGTACTCCAGCCGGGTTAGTGCCCATGCGTGTTACGAGGCATCCTGACGAATACATTATTAATTCTCCGTACATTCAGAAGGAGAGGGGCGACAACCGTAACATGCGGTCGTACAAAGCGTTGCGCCCATTGATGAGTGCGATCAAGGACGAGATTCCTAACAAGATTGACGAAGCAGATTTATTTCAGAAGTTGTATAAACCGTCCGTGATGGGACACGCTAGTCAGATAAGAGAGTGGTTCGACAGGGAAGATACAAGAAACGTAACGAACCTGATCAAGACAAACAGACGGGATCCGATCATGACCGTGGCTGAGTCTATGGAGGTTGTCGAGGCAATCTTTGAGAACAAGCTAGGTCAGATCAAAGAGCACGCTAAGTATCAGGATATGTACAACAAGATTCGATTACACCATGCGGGTGTGGTTATGAGAGACCAACTCCTCAAAAAGATGGAGAACGGATCTACGTATGTTGTTATGCAGACCACAGGATCATCAGTCATTGCCGATTTGAAACTCAAATGGGATGGTTGCACAGAGGTTTATAAAATCAATGAAGTGAAAAACATTCGGCGTGTGCGGTCGTTGGAAGAAATCCCTGATGTAGCAGCAAACTATGCCATGTTGAAGACTGCCTACCCAGAGAAGATCAACAACGACGATACTTACAGATGGAGTAATTTTTACTTTGACTTTGAAACGTCAACGTACATATACACAAGCAGTAGCAACATCAGACCGGAGGAGTCGAGAGCTATTCGAAGCCTCCGAAGCCTACTTATGATTACAGGGGACAAGAATGAATCAGTATGACAGATTATCCCCGCTCGCTGTTCATGGTGATACGAATCTCTTCAGAGTTCCGCTAACGTTCCCGACAACACAGGAAGGCAATATAGTGGTGTTCGTCGGTGACGCACATATACGGATGTTCAGCTACAAAACGTTGCCAGACTTTCTTAAAGCATCAATAGTTCAGATCAAACTCATCCAAGGCAACACCCCCTTCAAGGAGGGGGATTTTCGTGATTCATGGATGACGAACAAAACTGGCATCGACTCTTTAGACAAAATTGGCTGGCGTATCAACGATATGTTCTACATTGTGATTATTAATAAAGAAAATTTTATGTTGTTGCGCGGAGAGAACGACATGCACAACCTCAAGACTGAATACTTAAAGAGGTCAGGTGGGTTGGCTTTATATGTACAAGTATCAGAGGGTCTACATCTTTTGCAGGTTATGGATGATGCGAAAGAATCATTAAAGAAGCAATACATTGCATGGTCACAGGAAGAGTTAACAGAAGAGTTTCATAGGCGTATGCGGTTAGAAATTTTTAGGAAGATAGATGATGAGAACGCCAGAAGGGAAAGTGAAAGATCGTATCAAAAAGCTTTTGAAAGAATATAACATTTACTATGTTATGCCTGTGACAGGTGGGTTTGGAAATTCGGGTGCGCCCGATTTCCTCCTTTGCATGAAAGGTAAGTTCGTCGGCGTTGAATGTAAAGCCGGTAAGAACAGGATGACTAAATTGCAGGAGCTAAACCATGAACACATCTTAGATTCTGGTGGATTATTCTTTTTAGTTAACGAGAATACATTCGATCAATTTGAAGCATTAATCAAACACACATATGAGGACAGTCATGGAAGAAGTACAGACAATCAAGAAACCACGCAACCGTCTGACGCAGGACAGGAAAGATTTGATTATAAATCTTAGAAAGTCTGGTAAGACTCAGGATTACATTCGTGAACACACAGGACATTCGCTTGGCACGATTGTTAAAGTATTAAGAGAAGCCAAGATAATTAAGTCTAAGAAAGTGCTCAAGAAAGCATCTAATAAAGAAAAGCTGATTGTTAAACCTGAAACCCCGGTGGAACAAACTGCGCTTGTGAAGACAAACTTTTTACAGAGAGTCGCTATATCTTTTTGCCGTAGTCTAGGCGTAACAGGGCATATGTATGGAAACCATTAAATTTACTAAGAAGCAAACTGAGTATCTAACCTACATCCGCAAACGTAAGACTGCGGTTGATACACACGAGATGAGTGTTGCCAAATATACGTCTGCGTCTTATGCGAGAGAAATTTTAGAGAAGTTGGTGAGGTATGGGTTCTTGGAGAAATTTAACCAAGAAGGTTTGAACGGTGTAGTACGTCCTCATTATCGGGCGTTACCCATTCCAAAGCCTGTACCCAAGCCAAAACCTGAACCGAAACCCAAGCCAAAACCTGAACCCAAGGTTGAACCTGTTGTAGAAATTAAACCTGTGGAAGACGTTAAAAAATATAGTCATCTCAAAGATGTGTATGAAGAGGCTAACTATGAAGCAAACATAGAGCTGCTAGCCAAAGAGTTATTTAATTATCTTGAAAAAGATTTAAAGATCAAGATCTCTTTGGCTTTAAGTGTCAAGGAAGATGATACTGACTTTGACGAAAAAGTTGATTTAACAGGAGAGCCTTTGACCAAGGAACAGAAGAAGGAATTGAAAGACGCAAAAGCAGCACGAGATAGGAAGCGGAGGCTAGAACGTGAACGTATAGCAAGGAAAGCGCACATGCAAGAGATGGTTAATACATGGTTTCCTGCGTGGGCGCATATCCAGAGTTTTAGGTTCGCTAATCCTACGGGTAAGTTCCGGACACAGGAAGAAATCAATCATGCTTCAACAACAGGACTGCTATGAAAATAAAAACCACATCAGAAAGTACAAATGTACTTGAGACGTTCAAACGTGCATGGCGCGAGTTAGGACAACCCTACCCGTGGAGAGATCCCAAGATTCTTACCGAACGTCGGCGTATAGCTGCCCTTGATCGGGAAAGGATTGATTTACGTTTCGTGTACCCCCAAGATGAATACTTAGTTGACCAACCTGAAACCAAAGTGAGAAAACAAAATGCAACTCGAACCGTTACAAAAACTGACTAAAGATCTTAAAATCGCTGCCATCACCTTGACTGATCACGAGGCAAGGTTTCTGGTGGACTATTATTACATTGCCCAAGAAGACAGGAAGCGTAGTTCCAATCAGGTTCGTGCGCTTGACGATTCAAACGAACCCAACGCTGTTGTTAATTGGCTAGCCAACCAAGCTGAAACCCTTGAGGGTCAGGTCAAACGTGCGCTAGACGTTTATACAAACAGTCATATCATGGGCGCATGGATGCGTCAGATCGTAGGTATCGGCCCTGTGATCTCAGCAGGACTACTTGCCCATATAGACATTGAGAAAGCACCAACCGTCGGACATATATGGAGATATGCAGGACTTGATCCTACAAGTAAATGGGAGAAACGCGAGAAACGTCCTTGGAACGCGAGCCTCAAGACTTTGTGTTGGAAAGCAGGGCAGAGTTTTATGAAGTTTTCTGGCCGTGATGATTGTTATTACGGCAAAGTTTACAAAGAACGTAAAGCATACGAGATCGCCCGTAATGAGCGCGGGGACAATAAAGAGTTAGCTGATACGTTGATTACAAAATACAGCAAGACCACAGAAGCATATAAACATCTATCAAATGGTGTATTGCCTCCGGCACAGATCGACGCACGTGCGCGACGATACGCTGTTAAATTATTCCTTTCGCACCTGCACGGCGCGTGGTATGAAACGCATTTCGGAACGAAGCCCCCGCTGCCTTATCCGATTGCACACATGGGCCACGTACATTTTATTCCACCACCTGTTTAACCATTACCGGAAAGAGCGCCACGAATCCAGAGTGAGTCACCCCCTAAGAGAGAACCACACCCTAAGAACGAGTCAATAATCGAGAGAGAACCACATGGTTTGAACGAGTCAACCGAGATAAGAGAACCCATACTTGAGAACGAGTCAAATGCCCAGAGAGAACCAAACGAAAAGAACGAGTCATTAACAATGAGAGAACCAGATCACGAAAACGAACCAAATGACCAGAGAGAACCATCAATCCACAGTGAGTCAACGGGCAAGAGAGCACCAAATAGCTGCAACGAGTCAAATCTATTGAGAGAACCAAAGAGTCGGAACGAGTCAAACTGCCAGATAGAAACAAGGTTACTGAACGAGTCAATTACACGGAGAGAACCAAAAAGTTGGAACGAGTCAAGCATCCCGATAGAACCATGAACAATGAACGAGTCAAATGACTTGAGAGAACCACGAACCAAAAACGAGTCAAGAGATCGAAGAGAACCATAAAAAAGGAACGAGTCATATGATTTGAGAGAACCAAGGTCGCCGAACGAATCAAAAGATCAAAGAGAACCATACAAACTGAGTGAGTCAAGTACCACGAGAGAACCAAAGCCTTTGAACGAGCCATACTACGGAGCATAAACATGGATAAAGATCAGTTAAGAGATGAATTTGCCAAGGCTGCAATCACAGGAATCTTAGCCGGGAAGTGGGGACAAATGCCCCAATACAAACCAGAGGAAGCATTTGCCGACTTTGCCTATCGAATAGCAGACGAGATGATGAAACGAAGAGAAAAATCATGACCACTAAAAAATTAGTTAAAGCCGCACCTAAAGAAAAAGAAACGTTTTCCAAAAGAATAATGAGCAAAGACATCGGGGACATGACACCTGATGAGTACGAGAGTTTTAAGTTGTGGCTTGCGAGCGAAGAGAAAGCAGAGTTAATACCTCAACCCATCTTTTTTTTGAGAGGCGTCCCATATGTGCCGCACTACAACAAGAAACATAATTGGGTTGGCCCCGGCAATGAACAGCATAGAAAAATTTATACGACAACTGAACTTACTGAAGTTGGCGCAAGGTTAAAAACTATGATGTTGTGGAAACGATCATGGACTGAGGAGGTCGAAGGATGGAAAACGCATTGATACTTGTAAGCGGGTTTTTTATCGGTTGCATAGTTGGTGTTTTATATGGCAGACGTAGCATTGTCATAGAAGCACAAGAGCTAGTAGCAGAAGCAATCATGAAGGTAAATAAACATGAGCGACTCAGTTAATCACCCTAAACACTACACCTCACACCCATCGGGTGTGGAGTGCATACAGATTACCGAGCACATGAACTTCAACTTGGGCAATGCTACGAAATATATTTGGAGAGCTTCGTTGAAAGGTAAAGAGATTGAAGATCTTCGCAAAGCACGTTGGTATATCGACCGTGAGATTGCACGGATAGTGGGGGGTAAGCATGACTAGCCCCCCGTGGAAGTTTGCCATGCTAGCCGCGTGGCTCGAAGGCTATGCTGAGGGTTTGCCTGACTATTGCACAGCAGAGAAGTTCAAAATCAAAGAAGCTGCTGAGTTGTTGATGGAAGTGTATGAAAATCACATGAAGGAAAGCGAGAAATGGAAGAAAGAAACGAACGATCAAGCGTAGAACCTGTGGCATACGTAACAGGATTTCATGGTGGGCATTGCGTCATACAGCCGACTGATCCTGCCGTTGTTTTACCTGTTGGCACGGCCCTGTACCGCGCACCGGCAGAATGTATGCGGATGACTGATGAAGAGATGGACGAAGTTGTAAATCGATTGCAACGGGAGTGAGGCAAGGCTAGCTATGTTTGAACGGATTGGTGCGTTTCTTGATAACTTCCTAGCAATAGGGCTGCTGATTATTTTTGCCCTGCCTATTGCCGCAATCGGCTTGGTAATTGCGTTTGTGCAACAGATATACGATAAGGTTCTTGGAAAAGAAAAACCCCCTGAGGGGTAATCAGGGGGCCTGACTTTGAAGTAATGCAATTGCCTTACTCGTCTTCTACCTCTTCAGTTTCTGCATCACGTGCTTCAACAGCAGCCAATAACTTGTTGTACAAATCGCTCAGACCAGAAGCAATTTCCTGCTCACCAAGCCAATCGATCAGTTCATCATATTCAAATTCGGTCAAATCAACGCTTACAAAGATCTCATCCATGATTCACCCTTTCAGATTTCAGCACCACGAAAAAAGGCCGTCCCTTCGACTACTTCGCACAGCTCAGGCGGAAGCAATCTGCCAGTATTATCGTAGCTTAAGATTGCAAATCCACTACACCAAGGCAGAGGGTTATCCTCGGTATAGTCAAATGCCTGACTCTTTGGATCAGCCAACATGCCTGTAGATACGCCGTATCTACGTCCCCGATAATCGCCCCACGGTCTGACTTCTAACAAATGCGTATGACCCGTTATAGAATTTATACCCGACTTCAAAACATTGTTATAACCGCTATGAATTCCAGAATGCTGCATCCGGTGTTTTATCATCGTATTGTTATTAACCATGACCGACCAAGAGACTGACCACTCAGGTATGTGGTCTGATAATTTCGTACCAGATACGTCACGGTATTCAGGGACTACCCCTGCCAACCTTTTATCAAACCGAATGTCATGATTGCCAATTGTTCTATGAAGGATAGTGCCAAGCCCTTTGCACGCCTTATGGATCTGGTCCATGTGCCACTGGACACTTTCAAGTTCCTGTTTCAAGGTGGGCTTGGCTTGCCAGCCTTCCGGTCCGTATTTGCTTATCTGACCGCCATCTAAAATGTCACCATTCGCAATAACGATCTGTGGTCTTACCTTTTTTATAACTTTAATCAGAGCGTTGAAAGCTACAGATGTCTCGTTGGGCATGAAGTGTGCATCAGAAAACACAACAACGGACCCCGTAACATCAGCAATAGAACGGATCTTGTTCTCTGAATGCATGATGTGCCGGTTAAACCTCTGGTCATTGTGGGCGTGAAGGGTTATGTTTAGTTTAGATTCTATT